TACCCATCGGAATATTTCTAAATTGTCCCATCTCCGGAGCATATGATCCTTCTGGATCGTAACCATAGGCATCCTCTGCCATCCAGAAGTTGCTTTCACTTTCTCTGTTATCATCACGCAGGCTTACCTTGAGTGCTTCGCAACGAATGCCTGTCATGTTTGAAATAATAGTAGCAGGTACATTACCTCCACGTGTAATGCCTACAATGTAATCAGGACGCCAATTGTCTGTGTACATCTGATTTACGATATTGGTACACATAACTTCTACATCATGCCAACTATAAAATTTCTTATTAATCATACCTAATCCTTATTAATGATATCTGGTGTTACTGCATCTATGGTGTTAACAACAGTTTTACCTGCGTATATTGCCGTTGACGCAGTTACGTCTAAAACAGCAACGGTTGTTGAACAACCTGTGCATAATAAAAATACTATTGCTATAAATGCCTTCATTATCCTAAATTAAATTCTACTTTCTTTACTTTGTCCCAACGAAAACTTCTCCAACCCTTTGCGTTTACATCATACACAACACAAACTTCTTCGTTTACTTTGCGTACCTTTTTCTGCGAAGCAGGATCTTCTTTGGTTGCCGGCGGAATGACCCCTTCTTTAAGTGTACACGTCATTACACGTTCGTCACCGTTGAGTTTATTAAATGTTACAACAACTTCACCATCATGTAACAATCCTTTTAACCAGTCTTTGCCTTCAGGCGTTTTAAATTCAGTGTTCGAGTTCATATTTTTCTCTCAAGTAAGTTTCATTATCTACCCATTCGCCGTCTTTGACGAAACCCCATTCTCTTACTTTAGGGCCTGGTATAAAGAGTGTCCAACAGTCCACAGTAGGATCAAGTTCAATGCGATGCAGACTCCTAGCACCACATAATCTAAAATGGCCAGGTCTACGCCAAAACTTTCCATTAGGAGTATGCTCCCAATAACCACCACGAAGAATAAAAGTAAGATAAGGCCAAGGATGGTCATGTAAGTCATCTAAATCTCCTTTGTGAAATTTGTGCAAAAATACATTAAAAGGAAACCATTTTCTATCTTTAAGAAAAAGGTAATAGCGTGTTAGATATGGTTCATTTTCATAGCGATCCATAATCACACGTTTTCTGCCAATTTTATCTAACCATTCCAAAAATCTAGAACGGAAGGTCATCTTTACCTCCATTTAATTTTTCTTCTTCTTCACACATATTGTACACGGAAATAAATTGATTGTAAAGAGTATTTGCTGTAGGATATTTTTCCAATACTTCAAAATCAATAAATTTTCCATTTAAATTATATTCAGGACCAATAGTTATGGAATTGCTAGTAATCCAATCTACCGATGAAAGGCTTGCTGAATCTACTGTGTATACTCCTGTAACAGGAGAAGACGTAATCATACTATCATATCCATCTAATGTTATAGAATAATCGTTACCCATAATTTCTCCTTATCTAGGGGCAAACTCTTGTTGAAGTTTGATATTGTCCATGAACTCTTTTTTAGTGCCTGGATCATCTTTGAACGCACCTTTTAATACAGTTGTCTGTGTTAGACTTGAATGTGCCATTATACCTCTGTTTTCACAACAACCATGCGTTGCCTGAATATAAACACCTAAATGTTTTGAATTTGTTGCTTTGCTAATTTCTTTAGCAATGTCATTGCACAGTTCTTCTTGTAGTGTACCACGCCTTGCACACCACTGTGCGATACGTGTGTATTTAGAAAGTCCAATAACTTTACCATTTGGAATAATACCAATATATGCCACGCCTGTTACTGGTTGATGGTGATGAGAACAAACACTCTTTAGTTCACTTCGCACAACAAGCATACCTGTGTAAGCATCTTCGCCTTCGTTTGGAAATGCTGTAGCATTTGGAATGTTATCATAACGTCCTGCCATTAGTTCATTAAAATACATCTTTGCTAAACGATGTGCTGTTCCTTTTGAGTTTGGATCGTTATGTCGATCAATCACAAGTGCATCAAGAACTTTTTCAAACGCTTCTGTTGCTTCTTGAATAAGTTCTTCTTTATCACCTTTTTGCAGAATTTCTGAAATATTGTCGCCTGCCCAATAACGGATTTTTGCATCTTCTAGGCGTTGTTTAATTTGTTCACTTTTACTCATTTTATCTCTCCGATGTTAAGGCAGTGGATTGCCATATGTCTTATTGTAACTTCTCAAGTAAATTTTTGCAACTAAAATAGTTTTCATTTAAATGAGTAGTAAGTTTATTTAGGTTTACAAGGTAACTGTCATAATTTTCCATGTAATCAATTATGCGTTCAACTACCTTATCTTTGTGTTTTTTGTATGCTTCAAAAGACTCTGTCCATTCGCTTGGATATAAAAACTTACCTGTGTTCTCCATTTCACTGTAACTAAGTCTATTTGGAACCATAGGTAGTGTACCAACAAGAGCACCTTCATACCAACTTATGCCCAGTGTTTCTTGTAGGTTAGCACTAAAGATTAATTTTGCTTCACCTAGTGCATTATAGTAATCATTCTTTGTATAGTTTTTATCCATACAAATTTCGAATTCATATTGCGGAAGTGTTTCTTTTAAATCACGGAATATTTCTGGTTGTTTCTCTGGAGCAACACGATGTGGAAATAAAATCTTATTTTGTTTTGTCATATTAGCATATGGTTCAAGTTCTTTTCTCTCATATTCCATAGGCCAACCACTACGAACAATTTTGCCATTCTCATAGCGTTCGTTCCACATTTCATCGTACCATGGATTCTCTTCTTTTCTGCCGTTGTTAAGAAGTTCATCGAAGAAAAGTTTCACATGAAATTCAGTTGCAAAGTAGTTGTGATCATATGCATAAAAGAAAGCCTGTTCTGAATGCCTAACCCAACTTGCGTTGCCAATCAATCTACCTAAAAAGTCTTGAGGATCGTAACTGCCGGCGTGCCAAAGTGCGTGTGTAATAACCTTTATGCCCAACAGTTCACTCATATACTTGATATTGATAATACCAGGATGCCATGCATCTGTAAAGATAACATGATCACCTTGTTGTACTTTGCCTGTTGTAAATGCTCTACTGATTTGTTCTATTTGATTTGACTTGTAAACATTAGTTCCGCCGAAATTTAAAAAGGCGCCGGGTGTGGTTGCATTTGGAATATCCGTAGGCCCTTCAATTACGAAAACTTGGTGTCCGTTTTTACGTAGAAGTGCGGGAAAATAAGTCTTCCATTCTTTTGTGTAGCGTGTTTCAACGCTTTCTAAATCAATCAACCATATACGTGCCATTTGCTATTCCTAATAATGTTAATATTTTTTCATCATTGTACTCTAATATTATAGCATCTTCAAGGTCATCTGTATATCCTTGATCATGCCAAATAAAATCACGACCATAAACGTAGCCATGTAATCCAAGTGTATTGCACACTTTACCGACTGCGTCTACGGTCGTGTAATCCGCATTTAAAGCACCACCTTCTACTGAATTGCCTTGGCTATCAGTAAGATAAGAATTCCTAGTGCTTAGGCTTTCGGTTTTTAAAACCACGGTTCTTTTGAACACGGTTTTTTGCCTTTCTTGGATTGCCACGATTTTCGTATGCTCTCCATTCCTTGCTTTCCTTTTTATAAAGGAATTTTTCATCAAATACAAAACCTTCATAGCGACAAAAATCGCGGAAGGAATCTAAGTCGTTAAAGATCTTCACAATCTCTGGATGATCTGCAAAATATGACACTGTCATCTCCTTTAATATTTTGCGTATTCAATATGGGCACCGTTCTCTCCATCTTCACTTACGTCAATATGGACTTCACGGCCAGGGTGTTTTTCGCTGATTTTTTCATATAAGTCATCAGCCATCATTTCACAACTCTTATAGTCTAGTTCAAGTGTCTTCTCCTCGTACAGTTTTTCTAACCAACGTTTGAATTGAATAAACTCGATATCTCTGTCATTGTGTGTTACAGTGATACCTACTTTGAAATGAAATATGTGTCTGTGTGGGTAACCCAAGAACGAAACATCATACTCATCTCCTGTTGCTAGACTAGGATCGTCCAGTGCCGCAGGATACTTATGGATACCTTCCTTGCGGAAAGTTACCCAAATCATTCTCTTTGCATTTTGCATAATTGCCTTTTTGTTATCTTGTTTCATCATTCTCAATATAAAATTGTGATACGATTCTCTTACTTCTTCCATTTATAATACAATCTTTCTTAGTGTATGTCAAGTTAATCTTTGGGTTCATCGTTTCCGTATTTGTTCCAATCAGTGAACTTATTTCGATCCAATAAGTCATGAACTTGATGAATCCAAACTCCAGGATTAGAATGTTTAAAATCAGCGTCATCAATTTTGATACAAGCATTATAACCTAATTGGTTAACATATGGAAGTTTAACACTTAACAATGGAATAAAATTGTGTCTTTCGGTCATACCAGTTTCTAAAATCCACTCATGATATTTTACATCATAATCCAATGTAACCATATATTGTGTTCCTAATTCAGATTTAGCATCGAGTAATCCTAAAACAAGATCTTCCCAATCTTCTTTGGGTACAAAACTATGGTTCGCACCTAGATAGATATGATCTACGTGGTTCTCTTTTGCTTTTTCAAGAACTTCTTCTAATGGACGACAGCCTACCACAAACAGTGTGTCCATGTCATATGCAGGAGTTTTTTCTACTTCAAATCCTGTGAAGTATATAACATCATCCTTTACACCATCTGCGTAATCTCTTTTCATTTTTACATTTCCTCGATTTGTCTTTCAATTATAGCAATTTCGTCCTTAAGAGCAAGTTTTTTCTTTTTCATTTCAGTTAAGTATTTTTCTTGAACGTTTTCTGCTTCTGCGGCTTCGCACTTTTGATGCTCTAGTGCGTGTTGCTCTTTTAGACTTTGTAGTCTATTTTTTAATTTTTCAACAGTTGTCATACTATACCTCCTCAAATAAATTTGCAAACTGTGTGCTTGCGTTTACTGTTTTCTTTCCTGTTGCGCCTCTAGTGCCAATAATTGACATCCAGAATCTTGAAAATTCTTCTATAACTGCTTCTGCTTCATCTCTGTTTGATGTTGCAAATATTGCTTCCACAACATCTCTAAAAAATACCCTGTCAAATGATTCTTCAACAAGCATTGCTGGAACGATGCTGTTATCGTACTGTCTGTTTGCTTCTTGTACCGCATTAATATGACTCCAAACATTATGACCCATTTGAATAGCATATGAAAAACTATCCCATGAAGTTTTGCCTTCTTTACCTATTTTATTTAGGTCGCCAGGCGCATATATACAAATGTCTTTTGCTTGTAAATTTGCTGTAATAGGAGAATCCTTAAAACTTCCATGTTTCCCTTCTCTTACAAATGCTTGTCCAAAAGATGTTGTATCAGTTGCAAGTGCCTTGTCGTCAATGCTTGGCACCATTCTATAAACCCATTTGCTTCTATCTTTGGTTTCTAGTTCACAATATATTTGACCATTTGCTGTTGCTAGGAACGGACTAGCACAGTCAAATGTTACTGTAAAGTTTTCGTTGTGATGTTTGCGAACTGCTCTTTGAACATCTGTAAGTAAGGTTGCCCATTCAAGTTTACTAGTGCCCAAGAAGTGCATAAAGTCATGTTTACCTTTTTCAAGCAATCCATCAAAACGCAATGCAACAAGTCTTTTAAGCACCAAATGCACATCACACATATTCTGACCACCCATCGACCAACCATTAAAGTGTGTATCTGGATATTTCTTTGGATCACAATAGTCTTTCATCTGCTGATACCAATCTTCTGCGTCAGCATGATTTTCACCTTGTAGTACGTTTAAGAACTTACAAGCACCACTTCTATTTTTCATAAAGTAGTCATTGTTAATGCGTGTGGCATTTACAGCATCTTGATAGTTGTCAATTCCTGTTGCTTTAGCACCTGCTGGTGAACGTGCCACCCAAGCCGGAATATCAAGGATCATTCCATAGTCCATGTAAGCATCCATCCACGCAAGAACTTGCTCACGTTTCTTTTTAGCCTTAGGACAGTTAGGATCTTTCCAATCGCCTTCCCATACACCTTTACCAATCTGGAAACCACCTGAGTCACCAAGTAACCAACTGTTCTCACGATCACGTTCACGGATCATAAGTTCTTTGGGTGCGTCCTTGTTAATATCAAGTTCTGCGTGACCTGCTGAGTACAAACTCCAATGATACTTAAATAGGCCATCCTTGGTATTAAACCAGTTAAGACTTTCCATCTCGTTGTTTGGGAAAGGAATACGACTTTTGTCTACGTATTCTTCTCTACGTTGTTTGCCGATAAAGGTAGCATAGAAACCACTGATCGCTGGCAAGAATATAGCGTAGTCTTTCTGTTCTTTTGTTAGATCAGTGTTCAATACTGTTCTCCTTATTTGCTTTGTGCTGGCAAGATATATTCATAAGTTGCCAAACCACTGTCTACGCTAATCTGCATAGCACCTTGATCTGAAAACTTCATTACCTTGTCACCATCTAAACTTAGAATAGCAAGTGTTTGTTGCACTGGCCATGCCCACTCATTTTTAAGCGAACCTTTAATTCCTGTTGAAAAAATGAATTCACCTGCGTGAGTGCTTGCATCACCAAATTTAAATTTAATATCTGTGCCATCTGTAATTACAGTAAACACAGTTTCTTCTGCGTTAGCAGTTGCCTGCATTTTAAAACGCTGTACGCTAGCCAATGTTGGCGATACTTCCACGTCCCAGTTAGCACCTTTAAACTTAACAGTCTTAAGTTTTTCATTAATAATGTCAGCGTTCATAAAACGATAGTCATTTTTAAAGTCGCCTGTTGCATTTTCAAAGTGAATACCTGTTGGAATTTGTTCACCATTTCTGTCTTGACGCACAACATCAATTGTTGCTCCGTCTTTGTATTCTGGACACTTCAAATGAATGTCTAGTTTATTTAGGTTAGGCATACCAAACGTGCCCTTCATCTCTACTTGGGCAGTTTTGGTATTCGCCTGCATGATCACAGAGCGATCCTCTGCCATGCTATCAATACCTGTTTGTGCATCATCACCATTTACCTTAACAATGTTAAGAAAGCCAAGGGCGTGTGTATGTGCTACGATATCTTGCAATATGTCTTTCATAGTTTTTCTCCGTTCCTTTTACTATTATATTTAGAAAATCATTCAAAGTCAAATAAATTATTGAATGTATTCTTCTGTTCGGTTGATTTAATATCCCATTCTAGTACTCCAATTAGGTTTTCCAATTTGTTATCGATGATAGTTGATTCCATCTCATCGTCAGCAAATGGAAGTTCTTGGAACCATTTAGGAAGCCTTAGTTCATCCGTAGGATAAGCAACCGAAGTATATCCCATAGGATTATTTTTTAGTTTGCAAACGATAACTTTCATACCATCCACAATCTGCATACTAAACTTGTCACCATTCATTTCTTTTAGCGTATTCCAATTAATACTTGCTCGAACATGACCTGGCATATTCACTTTACCTTGTTTCTTTAACTTACCAAGGTAATCAGTGATATTGTTTGCACGTTTAGGTGATCCTTTTTCCCAACCTGGCCGTGCTTTAAATTTTGTTCTAAAATCTGTAATCATTTCTAAAACATGATCTTCTTGGGCACCTGTCAGTACTGCTAACAGCACTTCGCTTAAAAAGTCCTGCATAAACACAGGAGTATCTGAACGTTTCAAATCAAGACCCATTGCTTTTACTTTGCCTGGTTTGCCATCTACGTCAGTCCTAAAACCTTCGTTGTCATAGATCAATGCCGCATAACGTTTCTTTGTAATGTATAAACCTTTTTCAGCAACAATTTCTCTACCTGCGGCAATAACTTCTCCCCTGCTTTTTGGACAGTGAAAAGCATCAGCCATAAACTTCGGAAATGTTGTATTCGCCTCTTCGCAGATTTGATCATACAGTTGTACAACACTTTCTTTGGTCCACGGAATGTCTCCCTTTTGAATTTCTGCTCGTAGGCTAGTGTATGCACTAAAGTAAACAGAGTCAGTGTCACCGTATATAATTGCTTTTCCTACATGATCATATTCGCCAGTAATAATTTCATTTACCTTTGCACTCATGTGTTTTGCAATAGCACGACCTGTTAGTGTAGTGGACTGACCAATACGGTGATCAAAGAATCTACAACCGGGATTAAGAATAGCGCCATACAAACTGTTAAGATTAATCTTTTTAACCAACTGCCTTTTATCCCAAAAAGCAGTTTCGATTTTATTTCCTGCGTCTTGCGAAGCAGTTTTCTTGGCTTGCATTTCTTTACGTTCAGCATACCACCTCTTTAGTAGTCCGGGAATAATACCTTCATATTCAGTTGTAAAAATTGTACCATTAGCACTCAACATCCATGGTTGATTGCTTTCAAATATTAATCTATGTACTTCTGCGGCACTTAAACTATCACTTTCACCATTTTCCCAATCAATGTGAATTTGGATGTCCTTGCGTTGTTCCATTACATAATCATATTCAAGGCTACCAAACTTACCTTCCCATGCCGCCGCAAATGATTTTTTCTTTAAATGTATCTGTTCTTCAAGATAGGATTCTGTATGATTTTGTCGCAGTTGGCCTACCACTGTTGCTGGATCCATGTTCAATGCTCTAATAACTGAAGGATACAGTGAATTCAAGTCCATTGAACCAATCCAGTCATGTAGTCCTTTTTTAGGATATGCAACATAAGCACCCGCCGCTTGTGCAGAGCCTGGTTCTCTGTGTACCCTATTAGGAACAACATAACCACGTCTGTGTGCTTCATTAATAATTGCCTGTTCGGTAACTGCCACAGCACCCATTGTTGTTGGTAATAGAACCGTGTTAGCATGAGCAAGTTCGTTGGCTAGGTCAATGAAACGTAGTTTTTTATCTAGTTTATCAAGTAGTGCAACGTCTTGTCTGTTATATTCTATGAATGTTTTGAAATCGTTGTTGTACAGTTGGTCCAAAGTTCCTTCATAGATAGTCTTTGTTTCTCCAACTTCCATTTCTCCGATCGCATCCAATCGATAGGTATGTCTTTCTTCGTATGTATATTTGCGGTATAATTCGAGGCTATCCAAGTGTTGGCGTCCCACCAAGTCATAGGTTTCTTGTTCACGTCCATATTTTTCAAATGTCCTTTTCTTTGGATATTGATCCCACAAACAAAAACGTCTAGTATCTTCTTTAGATAATACACGGGTAACACGGTTAACAGTATATGGAATATCATAACCTTCACTGTTCCAACCACTTAAAATATCTGCGTCTTTGATTAGATCCAAAAACGTGTCAAGCATTTCTGCTTCGGTTTCAAACAGATATGTGTTAGGGAAATCTTTACACTCTTCCTTTGCCTGTTCCATTGTTAGTGTTTTAGGCGGTAGTGCTAGTGTGATAAGGCTGTCAAGCCACTGTAAGTGTACTGTGATAGCAGTAATGGCAGTAAATGGATCTTCAGGTGAACTGTATCCACGTTCTGGATCAAAGTCAACCTCAATATCGAAAAACGCTACATTAAGATTTGGTGCGTCTTGTCCAAGATAGTTTTCTTCAAGTAGTCTGTAAACAGGATTAATATCCGCTTCATACAAACCACGATGCTTGTTGATTTTTTGTTCTTTGAGAAAGTCTTTCCAACTTTTACAAACAACACGACTTACAGGATCACCAAAGGTGCTACGTTGTTTGCCTTTTCCATCGCCATAATAGAATACATACCTTGCGGGGAATTCGCGAAATTCTCTTTCGCCTTTTTTGTTTCTCTCTACGACCTTGATTATATCCTTGTCACGATCCCAGAGTGCATCTACGTAACTCAAATTGTTCTCCTATAAATGCCACTTGCGGCTGGCAAATACCAAAATGTCGTTTATGGCCGACTGACCTTCTTCAACATTATTTACTATTATACTTTCACTGCCTAAAAAAAACAAGCCTAAATTAATATTTTACCACCAATTCGATGCAACGCCGAAACCAAATACATTTACCAAACTGAAATAAAATGTAAGCATCATCACCCATGCCGCTCCTCTGCGATATGAAGCATAGCATTGTGTGATACTACCGATAAAAAATCCAGGATACACAATAAGCATATTTGGATCTCTTGCGTTTATTGCCAAAGTCAAACTTGCACCTACTGTAAAAATAAAACTGATTAGTTCGAAACAAAATGCGGTTTTATCACTCTTGTAAGAGTTTGACCAAAAGTTTTTAATGCCTTGCAATTATACTTTGTCCTTGCCTGTGGTAACAATGATTGTTTCTAAGTCTTCAAACTCATCAACTGCTTTTTGCCATTCACCTTTTTGTGCAATCTTAATTGCCTTGTTAATTAGTGCTGGTTTGATATCTAGTTCTTCTGCTACTGCTTTCACAGTATCTCGTAATCCTTCTTGTAGGTCTTGTACTTCAGTTAGTACAGTTACACCTTCGTTTACAATTTGGACCAATTTGGCTTTTTCTTCAGCGCCAAAAGTTCTATCACTCATATGATACTCCTGTGTTATTAATTTTTATATTGTATATAGATTTATGCAAGAAGTCAAGACTTATTCTTCGTCTTTGGCTTTATATTGCCATTCATCAGTATGTCCTACACTCCACTTTGGTGTATTTTCCACAGTATAATTTTGTGTACATACTTTGAAGTCTGGCATTTTCCTATTGTTAGGAACCAAACTTTGATCAGTCCAAACTATTCTGTTGTTTGGTTGTGCGGCAAATTGTCCATTATCTAGTTTGATAATATTAAATGTTTTATGTTCAGGATCATGCTCGCTGAGATTTTGATTGAGATAATTTCTATCTCTATGACAACTATCAATGGTAAACAAATATTCACCTTTGTGCATTTTTTTATCTTTACCGAAAAATTCACAATCACCTAAAATTGGTTTGCGTATCACGGTAATGTCATAGTCAAAGCAATCCCATATCTGAAGAGTATCTAATGGAAGTTGATCATCAGGATTAAAATCCTTTTTCCACACAAAAGCACTTATAGGAAGTTTATCATACAATGCACCATATTCAGTTAGCAAGGTTTCAAAATAAAATGCTCTGCCCTCGATACTTTTGACACTGATCCACATACCAGGAGTAAGTTCTCCATGACCTTTTTCTAGATCGTATAGGTATTCTTTTTTAACGTAAACTTCAACTGGGGATAGATTATGTACTAGAAATGCCATAAAGTTCCTTTTGTTTTGCTTTTCCAGTGTATTTATTGTAATTGGTTCCTTGATACTTGCGTTTACCTGCTTCATGCACAAGTATATCACGCACTTTAGGATTTGTAAATACTCCTGTTCTACGTCCGCCTGCAAGATCTAGCACTGAATATTTGCGTCTTGCGTGTAGTTCTGCAAACCAAAATCCATCCCAACTTTTAGGCAATTGAAAAATCTCGCCAGTGTTATATGCACTGGTTAAATTTTCTTTTAGATCTTGTATTTGATTGTGTTTTTTATTAAAAATAATTAAACCTGTTTCATAATGCGGCATTCCCTGCAAATGTTCAAAATGCACTGCAAACAAATTAGGTCCTACTAAAGTTTCTAATTGTCCTGATGGTACCTTAGTTCTAGTATATGTATCAGCATCTAAAAATATTAAATGATCATGATTACTGTTTAGTGCGTGTTCTATTGCATAAACCTTATGGCACCATTTTATGGTTTTTAATATCTTATTTCTTTTTTTCTTATCTTTTGTATTTTTTGCTTGTTCATAGTATCTTGTTTTAAAATCAACCAATGCCTTGCTTGCATCGTGCAAGTTAACTATTTCAACTCTGGGATCATCAACGACTAAATTGTGTTCAACGTATAATCTTAGGGTGTAATCAGCAGGCCAATATCTACACCATGTGTCAATCATACGTTTGCCGTATAGATGATAACCATCCTCAGAAAAGGTGGTTATAACAAGTGTACTCATTTTTTCCTCTTGTTTTTTCTGTGTAATTTAGCGTGTGGAACTTTAAGGTTTTTCTTACCGTATATGTCACCTACCTTGTGTGTATAAGATAAGTGTGCTGGATCTAATCCATAAAAATAATCTACAATTTCTTTAATCTTCATCTGAACAGTGCTTACATTCACATTTCACACAAACATCATTAGCACATGATTCACATTCTTTACCACAGTGATGTTCGTGGCCACATTTTTCACATTTACAATCTTGCATTTACTTACCCTCCAGTTCTTTTAAAAAACTTGCGAAACCGCGTTCTAGTGATTCCTTTGTTGTTGTTGCACGTTCTTTTTCTAATTGTGCTTTTCTTCTTATTAATTCTTTTTTCAAATCTGGATCCTTTGATGTATTAGGATCTGCTTGAATATCCTGTAGTGCTTTACGTTTAGCACGATAATCTTCATCGCTAATTTCTGTTAGTTTTTGAATACTTTCAAAAATAGTGTTAAGTTTAGTTTCAATGTTGTTTAATCTAGAATCAACTTCTGCCCATTTGTCCACGGTTTGTGTAGGTGCTATTGATATATTAGGATTTGGATTTGCTGGTTGTGGACGTTGTTGTGGTTTACCTACACCTGCTAGTGCGGCAAAATCGCTTGCACTTGTATCACTAACTCCGGGAATATGTTTACCTTGCACACTTTCTGTTACCATACGTGCATGGGTATTAGAATCTATTTCTTGTTTGTTACCATATTGTTCTTTGATCGCGGCACCTTGTTGTGAAGGATCATCTGGAACTAATCCTTTGTTTTTAATACCGAGTTCGTTAAATTTAGAAAGAATATTATGTAAATCTGCCATACTTATTTAGGAAACACTTTTTGATTTCGTCTTTCCTCCTCCTTTTCTTTTTTTACGTCCTGCACAATGTGCTTTTTGAGAGAAACCCTTTGGATTCGAGCAGTCGATGCTTCTTTTATATTTCTTACTCCAGGTCTCACCGATAACTTCATAATATCTCATTACATCTTAACACAGTTGTCTACTGTCTTGCCGCCTTTTTTCTTGGTGCCCATACGCTTGTAGCCTTTCCAGCATACTTTACCGTCAACACCTTTTTGCTTTTCTTCAGGCAATGTAGTATAACTTGGTTTACCACATTCTTTGCAAATACCTTTAGACTCGTTAAGTTTTTGTTCTAGTGATTCAAAATAATCATCTTTCATATCCTTCATGCTCATCATGCGTTTGCGTTCTGCTTCTTGTTGACGCTCACCTTCCATGTATGCGTGAAGTGTTTTTAATTGTTCGTGTACACCACTAAATTTGTTCTGGAACCATTCTGGAAACACGCCACCATTGTGTACGTGATCTCTAATTTCGTCAGCCGCATATTTGATAAATGCTATTTGATTGTCCAGCATTTCTGCTTCATAACTAGATGCTGGCTCATCATACTTGTCTTCGTTAATCATCGATTGCTCCTATAATAAGTTAACTATATTATACGAGTATTTATCGTTTTAATGGTCCGCCGAAGATAGAAGTTCCCTTCATATCAAGGGCATTATCGGTTGGTTTTTGTGCTTTGGCTTTAGGTGGATTAGGCAATCCTCCCATTAGTCCATATTTTTTACGTGTTTTCTTATCACCAATAGCAATATGTGGGTTAGCAACTGTTGCAATATTACCAGCACTTGTTGATCCTGCTGTTGCAGTTTCTTCTATTTGTTCTAATGCTTTAAAAATATCGCTTGATTCTCTTTTAGGAGCAATTTTAATTGATTTAGGTGGAACGTGCATAATAAATCTATCTCTTGTTTCATCATAATCAATTTCATTTCCAGTAGCCATTTTGTAAAGTTTTTGTATTGTGGCAATTACTTCTGGATTATTTTTAGATTTAAAAACAAGATCAGTCATAGCAGTACCTAAGGTATCAGCCATATTAGTTCTTGAAACAGCAAGTTCGCCTTCTGTTGTTGGAATCTTTTTGTATTTTTCTTTGCGTGGAATGGTCTTGGTCTTATCACCATGTGAACCTGCCGCACCGCTTTTACGCAATGCTTCCATATCACGCCAGTTAGGATCACGTGCTTTAATAACTGGATCTTTTTTTGCTTCTGTAAAATCTTTAATACGCATATACCTATTTATTCCTACCTGATTTCATATTAGCACACCAATGATACATTTTAGCCTTTTCGCCACTGGCGTTTTTGGCACGTTTACGCAGATCTGTAACAGATCCTTTGCAACTAGCACCTGCACGTTTTACACGCCCTGGTCTGCTTTTGCCTTTTACTTTACCATCAGCAAAGTTTTCTGCAAGTTCAGCAACTTCATAAAGAAATTCTACTGCTCTCATATTAAAATGCTCTTTGATCGTCAGTACCGGTAAGAGTTTTAATTAACTTCCAACCTCCTAACAACACAGCAATAACAACCGCAATAGGAATACCATACTTAACAACAACTTTGCCGAGTGCTAAAGCAATATCTTTGGCTAGTCCAACAATGTCTAATTGTTCTAACCATTCCATAAATGCTTCTAATGTTTTGAAAGTTTCGTAAGCACCATATCCGAGCAAAGCCTTACCTGGGTTTTTTACCACAATCTCTGCACCTTTTCCGGCACCTCTGGCAACTGTTTTAGCAACTTGTTTAGCACCGTTTGAAGTTATTAATTTTTTTACAATAGGAGCACCTAATCTTAATGCACCAACAATAGCAGGAATAACCCATGCAATTTCGTTTAGTTGATCTTCTTTAACTTTTTCGTCTTTGCTTAAATGTTGCATTAGACTTTGTAGAGTTCTTTCAAATTTATGGTCTTTGTGTTTAACACCAATACCTCCCTCGGCTTCCCATTTTTGTATGTTTTGACCAAAGTCATCAATAAGAATGTTCGGAGTACCATCACTTTGCTGTGCATATTTGGCTTTGTTTCCTGTGATGATTACTTGCTTAGGTGGAAACTGTTTGAGATTCTTTTCAACCCACATTCTCTTGTGTGGTTCTGATCTAGGATCATCTGCCAATGGTGAACTTAGTATAGTGTAACTGCCTTTTAGTTCACGTACCAAAGCCAATAATTTTCCTGCGTTAGGAGTAGGTTTTAGTTTTAACCAAAAATCATCTTCATCGCGAATTGCTTGTAGTCCTTTGTCAACATCTTTGATATCGCGAAAACTTTTTTCGCCCATTAGTTTTGCCCAAGCATCAAAAAAATCAACAAGAACGCCATCCATATCTATATAGACGGTTTTCTTAGTCATTCTTACTACTACTTTTTACGTTTGACTTAACTAGGATTGAGAACAAAAAGTTCAATCCAAGCGCTTGCCAGAAGCCGATTAGGTTGACTCCATCTATTGCAGGTTCTAGACATGTGTTCCATAACCACATTGTTGGGAACGCCATTAATATAGCAAATAATGCAATTAAAAAAATGCTGGCGATAAAAAGGCCAAGTG